GATTTAAATCAGAAAATAAACTAGCTAAATTTTTATTATCATCTGTAGCAAAACTTGACATAAAATTAGGCATATATAGAGATGTAGTAGGAAAGCCTGTATAACCAACGCCTCCGCCTCCTTGAGGATCTTTAGTTACTAATGGATTGTTGTTAATATTTGGCATAGTAATGTGTATTAATTATAATTAAATACAAAGATATAAAAAAAATTTTTTATTTTTCTGAGGGAGTGAGGCTTTATGTTAAATACCCCCTTTGTATTTCAAAACTTTGAATACCCTACCCTCTTTTTACTTTTTCCAATTGTTTTTCAACTTATTCATTGTCAATCTATATACTAACCTAAATTATTTAACTATGGACACATTCATCATCATCTTAACAGTGCTACTAATGTTTGCAAAACTATTCTTATATGTTGCATTAATCGTATTTACTTGGGTACTAATTAAAAAGTACAGCCCAACTACTGCACAATCTATACAAAATATGATGCCAAAAGACAAGAAGGGAGACAAATAGTCTCTCTTTTTTTTTATAGTGTGATAAAAATACGTTAAAATTGCGTATTGAAGTGTAAGTGCTAGACACTCTCTTACCCTTAATATTCACACTAATAATACCTATAATAATAGTGTAATTACTCTAAGTTATTGATAATCAATTAGTTATTGTTTTATTATCATTTATAACTAGTATATAATATCTCGTCTAATATATTTAGCTGTTTGATACAAATAACTAACTAATGAGTTTGCGAAGTTATACATTTTATTTGACATTGTCAAGTCTTGTAACTATTTTTTCATAAAAATAATATCACCTAATATATTTAGCTGTTTAAATTTTTCAACTTAATTATAGATAATAATATATTAACTAAAATAATCACTATGGAAACTATAGGAATCAACTGCTCATGCGGTAATCAGCATGGGTTTGTACTGTCAAGAAAACTTGCAGAATGTACACAATGTGTATCACTACACAACATTGAAGAATCACAGTCATACTCCACGTATGATGTTACACCTTTACACGTTATAGAGGAACGTGCTAAACGACAAGCAGAAATAGATATGCACGATATGTTACCACATATTGACTGGTCTACTTGCTTTCAAACAGAACATGAACAATTTGGAGTGCCATTCTAGGCATTCCATTTTTTCAACTTAACAATAACTATTAACACTAAATAATTAAATCATGCAAAAACAAGAAAACAAATTAGCAAACGGTATGTTCGTTAAAGAACACACATTTAAATCAGGTACAAAAGTTATCAATCTATCTATCAGAGCTGCAGACTTTCTACAGTTTATGAAAGATAATGTAACTACAGATGCTAAAGGTACTAAGTGGGTTAACGTTAAACTTATACCTAACAAGAATACTACAAAGTATACACATACTCCTATTCTTAATGAGTTTACACCAAAACCAGCTGACGTAGCTGCTAACAATCTGGCTATGGATATATTCCATAAAGCTAGTCCAGAAGAAAGAGCTATAGTAGAAAAGCCAGTAACATCTGACTTACCATTCTAATGAGTATACTAGGTATATCATTCTGCGCTGCCATTGGCTATTACATTATTGTGTACAAAGCCATTGGTAGACGTAGACTAGTAAAGACTCAGACGTTCTGGGACATACTATTTACATTGCTATTACCTTTGTTATTCATCGGTACATTCAGCGGCCTAGCTACTGCTGTTGTAGCAGGTGTATTCTTTTCGTTGTTCACCGCTATGACTCCGTCAGTTGACGAGCCAGAAAACAAAGAGTCCTAGTGGCTCTTTTTTTCAACTTATTTATAACTAACCAAATAACTTTTATCATGCAAAAAAAAGAAACCTTAGAGATTACATCTCAATACATGAGAGATCTCAAAAAACAACTAATGAACAATAAAATATCTAAATATGATATTGCTCATCAATCATTTAGAAAAAACAATGCTGATTGGATCATCAAGCATGTTGACAAAGCTAAGCTTAAAATTACCTATCTTAATGGCGATGTAAGAATATTGCCTACATACAATGAGCTTATGCGTAGAGTTGGCTGGGCTAACAATAGCTACAAGTCAGCTAGAAGAAAATTTATTAAAAGATATTACAAAGTAATTAATGCTTTTACAAAACATAGAGCAAAATTTAAAACTAATACTTTAGGTAATGTTTTTAATAACTTAAAAACTAATGTGTTAAAAGCACAATAAACATAGAACGTTGGTTGAAATCACCTTCCAGACATAGATGGAAAAATAATGCGTTCTAATATAAGAAAGGAGGTTAGTAATTCTATTTAATAACTGAGCGGTTATACTTTGTGTGTAAATTACAATTCCTCCTTTCTTTTTTTTAACTTATAAATAAATAATTATGCGTAAACTATCTTATGAAGATTGGAAACAATATGTACATGATACTGTACAAAAAAATAAACTTAATAAAATACCATTAAGAATAAAAGAACTAGAAGTTAGGTTAGGTAAACTAGATAGTAAGTTCTTAGGTAAATACAATTACTTTATGGATGTACAATACTTAAAGAAAAAAGCAAAAGAAATGTACAAGCGTAGTAAAGAAATAATAAATAAATAATTATGGAAACAAATACAATATCATTTAATGTCAGTAAAACTATTAACATCGGTAACTTTGAGGCTATTAAAATCAATTACGGCCAAAGTATTACTGTTGATCCTACGAGATCTATTGAAGAGCAAAGGCAAGAGCTTATACAAGAGTGCTATGAAACTGTTAAAAAAGAAACAGCCTTATGGACGCTTAAAAGCGTTGCGCATGTTGATAGTAAAAAGAATACAACAATTTATAAAAGCAAAGTAAAATGAAAGTAAAAATTATGCAACGATCAGTATATCATAAATACGCTGAAATAGAAATAGAAATTCCTGATCTGATGGACGGAGAAACCGAAGTCAACGAGTGGTTACTTAACAACGAGGACAAATGGGATGATAAAATTCAAATTGCTTTAGATGAAGCCACTTTAGATTTTGTGGATAGCGAATGGATGTATATGGGAGAAAATGGAATTGGAGGACACATATGAAACCTTACTTACTTAAAAAACTTATACCAGGCTACAAGCTGGGTCCAAATCACAAGGACAAACAGCTTGTGGCTCTGCCGTATAAATACAATAATACAAAAATACTTGTCAAGCATAGTGACAAGAAAATGATTATAGATCAAAACACTCCATTACTTGGAGAACAAACGTTTCCTGATAAGTTTGGTAGAGATAAAACATATACACTATATTATTACGAATGGGATACAGAATCACATAAACAAATAAAATTAGAACTATGACAGCATTAGATATAGAAAAATACATATGCACAACATATGGAAAAGAAGCATTAAGACATGATCCGTATGCCTTAGCAGAGGCAATAAATCAAACACAACAGGATATGGATTATTCTGATGAGTGGCATTTATTTCACTTATTAATTGAAAACAGGCCAATACCATCTTTGTATACACATAGTTATGGGTTTCACACGCAAAATGGTAGAGGTATAATAGAAAGAATTAAAAGTTATTATTATGAAAAATTATCAAGTAACAATTAGTAGAACATACGTTACAAAAATACAATTACAATTTCCAGATGATGGTAGAAATCATATGGATATTATTAATGATAAAATTACATCTTGTGACGAAGACATATGGGATTTTATAGCAGAAAAAGAATTAGAACAAATGGACGTTAACGATGACAGTTGGGAAATACATGAACTTACTAACACAGAACAGCAAGCTTAAAAAAACATCTAAAGAGCTTGGTGTAAAAGTCTACAACTTTGGTATACCTGCATACAAATCTGCTAGTGGTAAGCTAACTTGTCCTTTTGCTGACGAGTGTGTAAAGTTTTGTTACGCAAAGAAAGGTGCATACATATGGAGTAATGTTCAACCTGCCTTTGAAAAACGCTACCAGCTTACACTTACAGATCAGTTTGTAGAAGCTATGTCCAAAGAAATTCTAAAAAAACAACCAGACTTTGTACGTGTACATGACTCTGGCGATTACTATTCACCTAAATATTTACAAAAGTGGATAGATCTTGCAATAATGCACCACGCAGTTAAATTCTACAGTTATACTAATTGCGTAAAAATGCTTAAAGAAGCAAAACTACCAGATAACTATGATATTATATTTTCTGATAGCGGTAAACAAAAGCACCTGATTAACAGGAAAATAGATAGACATACAAAAATATTTGATAATTATCAAGAATTACTAGATAATAATTATATTAATGCATCTAAAATAGATTTGTATGCTACAAAATGGTTTAATAAAAATAATAAAGTAGGACTAATAAAACACTAAAATTATGAAAAATTATTCAGTATCAATATGGGATATTCAATTCTATATGGTAGATGAAGACGGCAACGAAAAATTAGATAAAAATGGAAATGTACAAAAGTATCAATTAAAACCTATAAGATTTAAACCATTAGAATACTTATGCGAAGATTTAACAGAAAATGAATTAATTAAAATTAAATAAAATTATGGGAACAAGAAGCTTAACTTACATAGAAGAATCTTATGGAGAAAATCGTGAAAAAAAACAAAACATACTTTGTATGTATCGTCAGTATGATGGCTATCTTAGTGGTCATGGTGCAGAGCTTGCTGAGTTTTTGCAAGACTTTAATGTTGTTAATGGTTACAATTCTGGTACTCCTGAACGTTCTGCGAATGGTATGGGATGTTTGGCAGCGCAACTAATTGCACATTTTAAAGATGGTATCGGTAATATATACATACATGAACCAAACGATTCAGATTGTGGCGAAGAATACACTTACACTGTTTATGAAGAAGACGGAAAAGTTCGTATTCGTGCGTATGATGTTTGGGCAAAAAAGATTATATTTGACGGCACACCAAAACAAATGCTTGCATTAGCAGAAGCACAAGTATGAAACTAATAGTATTAGATTTCTACAAAGACATTACTTATATCTACACAATAGATAAAAGAATAGATGATACAGAGGTAGATGACCTATTAAAAGAAATGGGTCACAGTCCTACACATTGTCAATGGATGTTAACTAAAAACGAAATTATAATAAAATGATGACATATAATAATTGGTTAGAAGCAACACGACAAGGGTATGAAGATCCTTGCGAATATATGCCTGAAACAAGGTATTGTCAAGAATGTGACATAGCAGAAGAAAGAACATATTTTGTTGAAGACACTTGTATATGTGAAGATTGTTATTGCGAAGATGAATAATAATTATATATTTGCTGGTTCAAACAAAAATCATGGATAATTATAATGTAGCCGAAACTCTTCTTGGAAAACTTATTGTAGAGCCTAAGTTAATTGATAAATATAGTGAATTGTTACATGAAAATTTATTTGAGTATGATATGCATAAATCTACATATCATGCTCTTATAAAACTACATGAAGATAGCAGGACTATAGACATATTAACTTTGTCTAAATTAATAAAAGGGGATAAAATAGTGTTAAAGCTGTCACAAATGACAGACAAGGCTTATGATTTTATGAAAACTATTACTTGTATAGGTGTTCTTACTGAAGACTTTCAAAAAAGAACGTTGTCAGGAATAGTAAGTAATGTTCATAATCAATTAAGTAACCAAGACGAGTTAGAGCTCATTATAGCAAAATTAGGTAATGAAATGTCTAAATTGCAAATAGGTAAACCTGAGCAATTAGGCGATATTAATCAACAGATTAAACATTTCTTAAAAGACGTAGAAGTACGTATGAATTCTGATGGCCTGTTAGGAATAGCTTCAGGCTTTCAGGATATTGATAAATTTACTGGCGGATGGCAAGAAACTGACTTAATTATAGTCGGTGGTGCTTCCTCTATGGGTAAAACTAGTTTTGCTCTTGCTCTTGCTTACAACGCTGCTAAATTTACAAATACACCTACAGTCATTTTTTCTTACGAAATGAGCGCTTTGCAACTTATTAGAAGGCTAGCCTCTATGGAGTCAGAAATAAACAACAAATACATAACAAACGGTACTTTAAATAATGATGAGTTAAAAAAAATACATGATTCTATAACTAACATACAACAAATACCATTAAACATAGATGAAGGTAATATAACATCTTTAACTTATTTAGTACACAGAATTAAAGAGTATGTAAAAACAAAAAACGTAAAATTAGTAATGATAGATTACTTGCAATTAGTTAGTTCTAAAAACAAAGCTGGTAGTCGTGAACAAGAAGTTAGTAAAGTAGCTAGAACATTAAAAAACCTAGCAAAAGAACTAAACATTACAGTTATAGCGTTAAGTCAATTAAACAGAGGTGTGGGAATGAGAAACAATAGCAAACCTACATTATCAGATCTAAGAGAGTCTGGCGAAATAGAACAAGCAGCTGATGTTGTTATGTTAATATACAGACCAGAATACTACGGCATTGAATACAATGATGACGGAAAAGAAAGTAAAGGAACTGCCAATATAATATTTGCTAAAGGTAGAAATATTGGTGTAGGCGAAATTACTTTAAAATTTAAAAGTGAAATAACAAAATTTGTAGATTATGAAAAGTATTGATATAATTAGAAAATATCCTATAATTGCAATCTTAAGTTTAGGCGCTGCAGTGTACTTTATGTGGCGCATTATGCTGTCTTTATTTGTCGCAACAGCGATCGTGCTTCCTCTATATTTAGCTGTTCAAATTATCAATGATAAAAAATAATATTGTATATTTGCTTGAGTATGAGCAAGAAAGATAGGCAAACATCAAGAGTAAAATCAATAATAAATGAGATTGCTTACGATCTAGGCATTAACAAAAAGCTTGTCAAAGAAGTGCTAATACTTACATTTAAAGAAGTAGGTATAGCTTTGTTACTAAGAGGTAAAAATGTAATGATAAGAGGTTTTGTAAAAATAGTAGTTGCAGCTGCAGCTATAAGAAAAATTAAAAAACAAAGAAAAGAAAACAAAAATGAATTTAGAAGATCTAAAGAAAGAACTACCGTATAAGTGGCGTGTACAATCTACTAGATATGGAAAAACTACCTGTGTAGCGTATATAGACGCTAGAGACTGCATGGATATATTAGATGAAGTATGTGGTCCAGAAAATTGGCAAAGCATGTTTTATGAAGAAAACGGGTTATTATTCTGCAAGGTAGGAATTTTTGTAGGAGAATGCTGGGTATGGAAATCAGACACAGGATCAGAATCTAACGTAGAAAAAGACAAAGGCCATGTATCAGATGCATTTAAACGTGCATGTGTATCATGGGGTATAGGTAGATTTTTATACAGACTACCAATA